CTTGCACCGGTGGAACGCTTTACCGCCGCCCCATGCCCCGGAAACACAGTAAATATAATCGTCAATGCCGTATTCAATGCCTTTTATTTCAAGCCCATTCAAGCCGCTGTAATATGCAACGCTTTCCCGGCTTTCGCAATACTCCCGTTTATTCATGGCGTGTTACCTCCTCAATAAATGCCCTTGCAAGCTGTTTAAGCTGTTCCCGCTGTTCCTCCCATGCAAGCGAATAATTATAGCGGATTTTTTCCGCGTCCATTTCGTACCGTTCCCGCAATTCATAGGACGGGCGAATATTTCCGAATGGGGCATAACCTGTTACAATGGCAATCCCGCCGCCCATATCGTAAATATCAGCCGCCCACCCCTCACGGCGTACCGTGCACGCAACCGGGCTTTCATAATTCAATAGATTTTGTAAACCGCAATAGGGAACGCAAATAATTGTATTGTAATTCGCCTTGATTGTCTTTTGTGTTGTCTTGAATTTCATTTTGTTTTACCTCCTCAATAATTCGCGATGCGTCTTGCGTACATTGTTTTTAGACTTTCGGCGGGGGTCATATCCGCGCCGCCGTGGGGCTTTTCCTCCACCGGGAGCGCGTCCCACCACTTTTTCCCGCCGCCCGGAATACCGAACATTTCAATAAATGCGTTAATATGGCGCATTGTCGTTGCGCTGTACCCCTCCCACATTCGGACAAATTCGCCGCTTTTATCAATCTTACAAACGGTAGTATTATAGGACTGTAAAAGCGTTTCCCCGTTCATTTCAATAACTTTTGCTTTCCCGTAAAAGGATTTTGCGCGGTCATAGCCGCCCGGCGTCAATTCGTAAATTCGCATTTCGTAAACCTCCTATAATCTGTTTTGTATTGTTTGTTGTCCTGTTGTGATTATAGTATAATTCAGCTTTTCCGAATTGTCAACCCTTTTTTCAATATTTTTTATCTTTTTCGGATTATTTCAAATCCTACTTATTATATAGCGAAATTCACCCCGCGCCGCCGTCCGGCAATGGAGCTTTTGCTTTATTACAGTAAAGTGTTAATAGGAGCGGGGCGAAATCCACACAAATCCGTGAAAAATTCGTGCAAAAAGACCGCCCAACGGTGGCGGCAGGTGAGCCGCGCTCCCGCTTGGGCGGTCTGCATGATAGTCGATAGTCGAAAGTCGTTTGAGAGTCGAGAGTCGTTAGTCGCTCTGAGAGTCGCTGTCAGAGTCGATGAGATAACGCTGTCGAATGTCCTCTGCGTCATAGTCGGAGTCGTTCTGCTGATTGGGGGTCAACACATATTCGGTCTTGTCTTGATACCCATAGTTGTTCTTGCCGAGGAAGATACCCGAAACAGGGTTAATTTTGCCACTGTTCATGTAGGTTTCCCACATATTTTCCAACATTTTATACGCCTTTTTAATGGAGTCGGCTACCTCTCGCGGCAATGCTGTCTTATACCCGGCACTTCCAGTCGGTCTATCATGTGCAATAGCTGTCAATGTCTGTCTGCTCATTCCGTTCAGTGCAATAGCCATTCCTGCAACAGTCGGCTTCAAGTCAGCTTTCTCATACAACGCAAAATATTCACCCAATCTCTGAGTGACTGCATTTACATCATTCATATCAATATCCTGCATATTAAACAATGCTATATTGATACTCATAATCTTCGTATTATCTCCCGCTTCGAGCATAAGCCCGTTATCACCAATGACAGGGGAGTTTCCACCACGGGGCTTTTTCTTAATCACCTGCACATCTTTCTCCGTCTTTTTCTCTGCCATTTTCCAATGCACCTCCGTAAAGTCGTATAATCGCACGAGAGTCCTCTTTCCGAGTCGGAGAGTCCTCTTTTCTTCTTATTCTTCTTACAAGTAAGTAGTTAAAGTAGTTAAAAATCGGGTTTTGCGTGTAACTTCTTATAGTAGGGATTTTCCTATATAGAGGAAGTTACACGCAAAAGCTAAAAAACAACTACTTTTACTACTTCAACTTGACCGTTTTAATCCGATACAGACTGTTTTTCAATCCGAACAAGATAAGCCCCTAAAAAGGTCGTTATCCGATTAGGATTAGTTTTTCGGAGACCTGCTCATTTCTGTCTGCAAAACGAAAAGTCGAAAAGATTATTTTTCAATCTTATTCGGATTAGTCTCCTAGTGTCGTTTAGGATTATTTTTCAATCCTTTTCGGATAATCGAGCTTTTTCATTTTCGAGCAGAAAAGCCACGAGCATTTGAGACTTCATTTTCCAACTCGCAAGCCACGACAGGAGCGTTCCGTCCAGTATGTGAGAGACGATTTCGTTCGGATTTATGTCCTCAAGCATACCCGCAAGCTCATTCAGAATTTTCATTTCCATTTGCCACCATTCTTTCATAACCTGTGCAAAGATAGATATTGTGTACCGCCTTGCTCTCATTGAGACATTCAAAACAAGTAATACAGTACCCATGATTGCACTCATCATAAGACGCATTACACGCACAGTCGTAACATTTGCAGGTGGGAACAGCGAACGGGCATTTAACCATTTTCGTGCTGTCCCTCCCTAACAGGTGTGAACACTGCGGGGTTATCCAGTATCACCATGTGAAGCACATTTGCAAGCTCGTCAACCTTTTTCTCATCGTGTTCGGTATAACCAAGATGGTCGAGCATACCGTGAATCATTTCGTGAAGAAAGTCGGCTTCCATTTTTGCCTGTGCGTTCGGACAGATACGGATAACCAAGTCGGTGTAGGAGATTTCGCCGGAGTAATTCACATTACCCAAGTCGAGTTTGTTCGTGATTTCCACGCCATAAACTTTTGCACCGATTTTCAGCTTTTCGGGTATCGTCATTTTCTGTACCTCTTTTCTGCGGACTGAATCCGCTCGTAGATGTTCTCAAGGGACTCCGTAACCACGATATAATCCTCCTCGCCGCCCGTAAAACAGACGGCATTTCTACCCTGTACGCAGGTGACAGCGGTGACGAGGTTGAGATTTACAAGTACCTGCCCGATAGTCGGGTTTGTAAGCCAAATGAACATTATTACACCTCCCACCATGACTTGACTTCCTTGCCGAGTTCGACAGAGAGTTTTGTGCTGATAATTCGAGCGTGTTCGTACTGTGCTTTCACGCCGTGGACAAAGTATTCAGTTTTGCCATTCTCGATGTTTTTCCGATTCAGATTGAGGAGGTCGGCTTGATACGGATTTAACAGCCGCACCAACTCTGATTTTTCCCGTAAAGTCATTTACAGTACCTCCTTAATTATCCACATTCAAAATGATACACGGTTTCCAGTACGGGTCGTATTCGGCAACCGTTTTCTTCACGAGAGCGTCAAATTCCTCATCGGTGTAATCACCATCGGCAAGAGAGTCCGCAACAGCTTCCTCGAACTCGTCCCTGTCGGTGTAGCACATACAGTCGTTGACCGTCTGAGCGCAATCAAGGAACTCACCCTTATATACCTTGATGTAACTACAACTCATATAGGGGTAATCCCCGCTGTTCGCTTCCTCACCCGCAAAGACGAGGAGCGGGAGGGTAGGATTGTTGCGGATAAGTTGACGCAGTTCATCAGCGGTATGGAGTAGCCCGGTAGGGCGGCGTTCTTCGTTTGTCATTTCAATTCCTCCTTTAGCGCGGCGGCAAGGCGTAGGCAAACTCCCACATGGTATGCAATGCACTCCTCACCAATGCACGGGTAAAAACACTGTGAGGTGAAATCACCCTGTCCCCTTAAAATCGCTTTATGCTCATCGGTATATACTCTGTACGGGCAGGACTTAAAGCGTCCTTTCTCGTCCAAGCAAGAAGCGTTCATTTATACTACCTCCTTGAGCTTCAAGCCCCAATAAATCATAAATCCACTGGAAGTCGATTTGCGGTCAAACCATTCGGGGTGACGCTCCATTTCAGAATTGAACTTCCGCGCGGACAGCACATACGCGCCCTCAGACTTCGCCCACAGTTTGAACGCGGTATAGAGGTCTTTCGCCTTGATGAGAGTACGCTTGTTTTTCTCACCGTATGGATTATTTTCTTCTTCGGGGACACGCACACAGCGGTTTTCGAGGAACTGCAATACAAGGTCGTTATCCCGCTCGTATCGCTCAACAACCTCTGACAAGCTCTTGGACATTGTAAGACCGTTTTCCTTGTACTTGATGTAACCGCGCACAAGCCACATAAAAATGCCACTCATAGCTTCGAGAGAGGTCAACTCGTCCTTGAGGTGGGTGTCCTGCTCAGACGGGGAGAAGTGGCGGTTGAACTCAATCACCTTGATACGCTGAGACGCGAACAGGGATTTGTCCGTCACCATCGGCAGGTCGTTACAGGAGAGCCACAGGGTGAACTGAGGGCGATATGTGATAGCTGTCTGATAGAGCGCACGAGCGGAAATTTCCTCACCGCCTGTAAGCTGTTTGATTTTTTCCTCGTCCAGTTTTCCGTACTCATTGCTTTCGCTCATCGTGACAAACCGCTTGCCCTTGAGTCCGGCAAGGGTAGGAGACGCGGCTTCCGCGTCTTTCTGCCTGTCACCACGACAAATCATACCGACCGGGGCAACTTTCGCGTAATCCCCAAGCATATACTCAATCGTGTTAAGGAGGGTACTCTTGCCGTTACGGGTCGTTTTGCCGTGGAGGATAAACATACATTCCTCATTACTCATACCGAGCATGGAATACCCAAGAGCGCGTTGCAGGAAGTCAGCCTTATCCTTATCGCCCTGTGTAACCTCATCAATGAACTGTTCCCACCGCGTACACTTCACATCACGGCGTACCGTGTGCCGGAAACGGGTCTGCATGGTGAGAAAATCGTCCCACCGTGGTTCTCTGAAAGAATAGTCCTCCAAGGAATATGTCCCGTTGAGACAGTTGATGAGGTAGGGGTTGGAGTCGAAATCCGTAGCAGAAATACGGAGTTCGCCTGTTGCGTCCTTGAGGATTCTGTCTCTCATACGCCTGTCACCCATCTTGTTCACGAATGAGGTGTACGCCTTTCGGGTATCATCGTCTGTGATTTCGCCACAGTAGAGAATCATCAAGCGCACAAAGTCCTTGATTTTCTCCGAGACAAGGATTGCACCCTCGTCACGCCGCCACGCACCCTCAAAATAGGTGTACCAACTCTTATGCTCTGTGCAGTACCGCGCTTCGCGGTTGTAGAGCATACCGAACAGGTTTGCCATACCCATTTCCGACCACTCAAAGCCGGAGGAAGTCTCATCAGCGCGTTCGGGGTGGTAGGACTTAATGATATACATTTTATCGGACAGGTCTTCGTCCATAATGCACCTGCCGTTACTCAGCTCAAAAAGCTCTCTGTCACCTGCCATTTCTGATTACCTCCACATGGGGCAACGCCCTCAAGATTTCGCAAAACTCGCGCCACTCGTCCAGTTTATGACCCTCACGGTAGTCGAGCATATTCATCACATTCTCGTAGGTCATAGTGACCGTGCGCCGCTGATTGTAACTGGACGGGAGAAGCTGAATCATTTGCCACCAACAGTCCTTATCGTGGGTGACAAGAAAATGCTTTCGCTCCAAATTCATTACATCGAGAACACCCTGTAGTGCGGCGATAGACAGTCCGACAAGATGTTCCGTGCTGAAATCAGAGAGTTCAAACTCCTTTGCGGCGATTTTGTGCATGGTGGAGCAGGAATTAGCGGTCGTGCCTACCTTGTAGGTGTCAAACTCTTTCCACCAGTACAGCGGAGCAGTGATGTCCATAGCGACAAAAATCTGCCGCAGATACTTTCTGTGCGGGTGTCCCGCCGCAAACAGCTTTCGCATAAGAGTAAGGTCATTCTCACCGATTTCATAGCAGTAATACGGTGTGCAGTCATGCTCTTTCGGGTGGCAGATACCCTCGCGCTCGATACGACCGCATTTGCCGCAGTCAACGGCGGGGTAACTGTCCGACCTGTCCCAACTGTTCAAAGGATTTCTCATACCACGGATAGCGTGTTCAAATCCCCAAACTTCAATGTTTTCTACCTTAATCATTGGTGTTTCCTCCTACCAGTTTATCAAGAATTTGTTCATACAGCGTTTTGTAGAGGTCGCGCTCCACCTCTGTGGGTGTGTTTTTCTGCGGCGCGTTTTCATCAATCCCCCCCCCGACAGGAAACGGGGAGTTGATACCGAGAGACACGAGCAGAGCGTTGTCAATGTTTTTCAGCTCTTTCGTGGTGCAGGATTTAATGAATGTGGAAAGCCGTTCCTTTGATACCGTCTGAATGTTCTCACAGAGGGCAGTGGACGGAACGCGGCACATCACAGGGACATGGGTGGGAAGCGGTTTCTTTTCCTGCGAGGTCAAGAATACGATTTCCACATTGGGAGAGTGTCGATTGTTTATGTCGTTGGACACGACTACGCCGGGTCTACCTGCTCTCTGTTCAGAACCCGTGACCGTATAAAACGGCATTATGTAGTAAATGTCACCTCGATAGATTTCTGTCACCGATAAGACCTCCTTTAATCTTCAAGAGATTGTTTCTTGTCTCTTTGTGATTAGATAATAACACGAAAAAGATTAGCTGTCAACACTTATTTTAATATTTCTTATCTTTTTCGTGTTATTTTTCTTTTCACCTGCCGAATGATGATTTCTCCGTCCACATCGGTGAGGAAAGTGAACCAATCCGAGCGGAAGAACCGCTCACACTCCGCAATGCCGGAGGTGTTTTCATCGTCCAACGCAGTACGGTAATCCTTGACCGCTTGCAAAATGATTGCGTTTATAAGCGCGTGATAGGGTTCATATTTCATCGTTTGTACCGTGTCACACTGTTACAGATTGTTTGTATCTCGCCCCTGTCAAGAGGAGGGTCACAGGCAACCGTGTTACAGTAGAGCAGTTCGTCATATATCTGTTGCTTACTGTAGCCTTGATTGTGGAGCATACCCGCAAGTGAGGTCAGACAGATATTGCGGCTACCGTTCGGTATTCGGGGATAGACGGGACGGAGCTTGATACGATTGTTTTCGGGCATTTCCCATATCGGGCAGTAGATACGACCACCATAAGCGGCAGTATCTTTTTCTCGCTGAGTTTCGGGAAAATACTTTTCGACAATATACTCAATCGCGCTCTGATTGTCCTCGATGGTGCGGAACAGAAGTGTGTCACCCGTCATAATGAAGTACCGGGAGGACTTGTAAATCTCAACACCTGCAAGGTTGTTCTTACCCTTGAACGGCAAGTCCCCTTTGAGCAGGATATGAAATCCGCGACCACTCTTGGATTTCTCCGTGTAGCTTCGGCATTTGCCGATAATATCTGCCGCAAGAGGAGAAAGAAGTCCGTCCTCATCGTAACCCATGTCAATGTCCACTCCGACAAATCCGTTGTCGTTAAACACAAACCCACAGTAGTCGTAATGACCGTCCGACACCGATTTGTGTGCGGTGTCGAAATCAGCCCATGTCTGCGGATTGGTAGAGGACGCGGCTTCGTTCTCCCATGCTTTCATCGGGACTTTGCTATTGCCACGAGTACAAACCCACTGATTAAGTTTTTTCAGTTCCGCAGGTATGTTCTCGTAGCAGTTCACACAAGTCCCCTCCTTTTTGCAACTTTGCGTTCAAGCTCATTTACGAGCTTCCAAAGAATATCCTGTTTGATTTTCAACGCAACGGACAGGTTGTAGATGTTATCGGGAATCGTATCTCCCTCACGGTAGATAGTGAGAAGCATTTCCCGCTCCTTATCCGTAAAGCCTTTCAGTGCGCTGTCACAGGCGAACCAGTTCTTTTTATCCGCGTCACTGCGGAACTTCGGGTTGGCGTGACGGGCGTAGAAACGCATACAGTGGTGGACATATTCGGAGTAAAATGTTCTCATTCCGCAACGCCCTCCGTCTTACGGGGAGCGGACTTCTTAAACACCTCTCCGGCAAAGTACCACTTATCGTCCACATTGATGGGGTAGCCCTCAATATCGGACTTCTGCATAGTACCTGTGTCGATAATGTGCTGTGCGGAAGCAACAGCCATCTGATTTTTCACAAAATCCTTGCCCGTCTTGAGCAGGAAAGCAACCTTGCCGTTTGCCGTTTTGAGCTTGTAACTCATTTTGTTTCCTCCTTATTCCATGTGGAAATATCAATACCGTAATCTTTTAGTTTCCGAGAACAGAGCCACGCTTTGTCCTCGTCACCCATTTCGTACCGCTTAACAAGTGCGTCAAGCTCAGTGGAAAAGGAATCGTAAAACGCCCTCAGACGCTTTTTACCGAACCCAAACTTCTCGTGAAGTAGCCACAGGATAACCGCGTCTACCTCGTCAGCGTTTTTCTTATCGTACTCCGCGCACTGTCGGAGGATTTCAGCGTCAATCGCTTTCTGCTCCTTGGCAGAGAATTGAACGCCGAAAATGTGACCGTTTGCTCTCTTGAATACCGCCATCGTCAAATCCCTACCACATGAGACGCAAGCATATCCGCTTGGTGCGTCCACAGGACATTCGGGAAAGCGTGTACGGCACGGGTGTAATCCCGCCATTCTTCTTTTTCGGTAAACGCTCCCATGTGGTAGCGAATACACGCAATTTCTTCATCAGTCAGTGTGAGGAATTGAGAGAGAAGAATGATGGATTTATCACCGTGACCCTTGAAAAGCGTATCGGGGTTGTACTCCCAATCAACAATGTGGTCGTGCAATGCTCCGCCCTTACAATAAGTCCCTCGATATTGGTCGATTTTGCAAAGGTCGTGAAACATACCCACGATGAACGGACTCGCGGGGCGTTTCCACTTGAGAGCGTTCGCCGCCGAAAGCTCCACAAGCAGGTTCATCACCATAAAGGAATGGTCGAACAGACCTCCCGCATAATTACCGTGGTACTTTGTGCTTGCCGGGGCGTTGAAAAATCCGTTTTCGCCAAGCCATTTGAGAAAATCGTCTTTGACAATCCCGGCAAGATTGGTACTCATCATAAGGTCAAGGCGTTCTTTATCAGTCATTTTGTACCTCCTCTGTAAACGGCAGGTCGCAACATTCGGGGTGATATTGCTGTGTCCACAGTGCGCCAAGCATATTCCACAGAAACGCTCTATCGTGGGGTTCGTCCTCGTCACTGCGAATAAACTTGATGTAGTGGCGCACCCCGCTGTCGATATAGCAGTGGAGGGGAATACCTTTTTCCCAATTACGCTCACCGTATTTGTTGCAACCATCCTCATAGTGCTTGGAGACCTCTAACAGAGCCGTATAAAGACCTCCATATCTATACTCCGCAAAAGACTTGATTGCGGCTACAAGAGAGCTTCTATTGCCGGAACGAACATACTGGTCGATACGGCAGAGAATTTCATCATCAATCATATCGGCTATCACACCGAGCGGGAGCAGGTCACACCTGCCTTTGCCCTCGTTGATGTCTCGTACCGCGCCGGAGTCAAATTCTCTGCGGTTGCCGCTATCCTGTAATTCCATTTACGATACCTCCTTTAGAGGGAGGGGAGCTTTCGCTCCCCATACCCATCAACCTCCGAGCAGTGCGTCAAGGTCGAGACCCTTTTTCGGTGCGGCAGGAGCGGGGGTAGTAGCCTGTTTCTGAGGAGCAGGAGCGGCGTTCTTGTCCTTGCCGAGCGTCAGCGCACGGGACACAGGTTCGGTATCAAAATACTCAGCAGGAGCTTTATCACCGAGATTTGCAAAAGTGACCGTCTTGTTCGGGTCTTTATTGGACGGGAGCTTGGTGTGAACAACCTCCGCTTCAATGAAGTGGTCGATAAGCTCCATCGGGTCAATGTCCTCAAGGGTGTAGTCACCCATAGCGGTCTTGGCAAAATAGGAAAAAGCGTTCAGAGCTTTTTCATTCGGTTCATCGTTCTTGTCCTTGATGGTGAAGCGTTCGGTCTGAGTCATACCCGCCGCGTTCACGAGCTTAATCTCAATCTTGCCAAACTCCTCATCGTAGGACACATCGTAAATGCGGAACACATAAGTTCCCTCCGGGATAAGAGTGAAACCACTCGTCATGGGGATTCTTGCCATGTTATTTACCCTCCTTAATATTCGGTACGGAGAATGACTCCGACAATTTCCTCGTCCACAAGGTCTACAGGTCTCTTGATAACCAATGCGGAAATCTTCTCGTCAACGAACATTTCCACAATGTCACCACGCTCGATAAGAGCATAACCATCATTGCAGATAGCGGTCTTATCAATGCTGTTTTCGGTGGCGAAAATACGCACACAGTCCTTGATTACACCATCGGCAACAGGCATGACCGCTTCGACCAGTTCGCAAGGCTGAGAAAAGGTGTCGTAATTGATAATGTTTTCAATGAGAGAGAGCATACTCGCGCTATCACAGGCGGTTACAGTGCGAATGTCTTCCGGGACTTTCATAAAGATAGAGCCGGAGGACAACCAACGGTCTCCATTTTCACGAACATAGAGAATACCATCAGCTCCGAGAGATTTTACGAATTTCTTAAATTTCATTGTCTTTATCCTCCTTATTTCACCGTCATGCGGTACTGTTCAGATTTCTTCTGATATTTGTCGAGCAGACCGTCAGCTTCGAGAGCTTTCTTGTCGATGGTCGCGGTCTCCGAGCGGGACACAGACCAAGTGTAGATAGAACCCTTGATTTCAACCTTTTTATCACCGTCACGGAACTGCCCCATAGCGTGTTCCTTGATGATATTGTTGATTTCTCCGAGCCGCTTTTCCTTGTCTGCAATAGTGGCGTTCGTTTTGTCGATTTCGCCTTTCAGCCCCTCCGCTTCGGCAATAAGAGCGTTAATGTCGGTATCGGGGGTGAGGTTGTGAGTACGCAGAGCCGCAAGCAGTTCAGCGTCTTTCTTCTCGTCATAGACCGGGGAAATGCCACTGTCCACATACTCAGCCCACCAGTTCTCAACGAACTTGATTTTCTCTGCGAAATCGGGATAACGCTCACTCACCTTGAACTCCACGGTAATGGTGTTCTTGATGTTCGGCGTGTACTTCGTGGGGTCAGCGTAGTCCTTTTCTTCAAGGAAAGACGCGACCATAATCACATTGTCCACACCGAGCAGGTAAGCGTAGAGGGCGGCTTGCAGAGCGTAATATTCGGGAGCGTCATTCTGCCAGTCCTCGATACGCTTGGTGGTCTTCATTTCAAGAACCGTGTCTACAACGCCGTTCTCATCAACGCCGAGGTAGTCCCACATACCGCCAAGATGTTTGCTTTCGGGGAAGAAATCGCCCCAAGTGGATTTGAAATAATCCTCACCGTAACGGTCGGTCGGAGTAATGATGTCCATACCGTAGGACTTCTTCATGTACTCTGCCTGTTTGGGTTCGATTGCCTTACCTGCCTTTGTGTAGATAGTGTCCTCAAACGGGATTTCGTATGTCTTGGTAATCGCAAGCCACATTTCAAACGGCGTAGACCACGGGTTCAGACCGAGGATTGTAGCAAAGCGCGTACCTGTAATTTTCTTCGTGCGCTTCGGTGGCGCAATCTTGAGCTGTCTGCTTTCAAGCCATTCCATTATTCGTTACCTCCCTCAAGCATAGCGGTGATTTTCTGAATCAGCGTCTCGCAATCGGATTTGCTGATAGAGGTAAAGCCCTCTGTCTGCACCGCAATCTGAGCAATCATTTCTTCCTTAGTCGGGTCAGCGTCCTTGAGCTTTTTCAGCACTGCCTTGAGACCCTTAATCTGCAACGGCGTAGCGTTGTCCTGCGGGGCGGTGAGTTCCTGCTTTACTTCCTGTCGCTGTTCGGGAGTAGCAGGAGGGGCTTTCAGAGCAGATACGGGAGCGGGGGTAGGCTTACCGATGTCGCTGTCAATGCTGTCGCTCTCGCAAATGTCGAGCGCAATCATATACAGATAGCGGCGCATATAGGTGATAGAAGAACCAAGAGCTTGCATTTCATTGGTAGCCTGTTTTCCCGCGTTGCTGATAATCGGGGCAATCTGATTGAACGGAGCAACGAACGGGATATACTCCTCATCGGGATTGTCGATGTTGACAATCTTCATCGTTGCCACATCGGAAGTGAAGTTCACGATAGGGATAAGACCGACCTCACTGAAAATGCGGGTGGCGGTAGGAACAATATCGTCAAGCTCGAAATACTTGAATGACAGGTGCATATTCTTACCCGTCTTCTGCACATCAGCTTGCAGGAACATTTCCCTTGCCTTGAGCAATTTCTGATAGACATTCAGTGTAACGGTCTCCTTTTTTGCGGTAGTTGCCATTTTTCGTTTTCCTCCTTTTTTCTTTTCGGGTTTGATACCCAAGAAATCATTGATTCTCTTTTTTGCCATTTCGATATAGAATGTTCTGTCTACATCGTCTATGGTTAGATGATTGTCGTTGTCGATAATACAGTGGTCGGGGAGCATTTCGATTTTCGCAGTAGCGTCCGTCTCAGCTTTGACCTTGAACAGCTTCCCGTATCGCTCATCAGCCGTGGCATATACACGGTTTACTTTCTGTACCGGGACTTGCTCACCATCGACAATGTGATAGGCTTCGCGGTATTTTGCACCCGCTTTGGCTATCAACTGGAAGTCGAAAATATCCGTACTGCCGTTAATTGTTTCCTCAACGGGTGTACCGTGGACGAAATACTCGATGAGAGCTTTCTTGACGATAACCATATTGTTGTTTATCGCCCACGCGCCCTTTACGGACACACCGTAGTTCAGATACCCACCAACGGTCTTGACCTCGCCATCGGTCTTAATCATCAAGAGGTTGTTCACATCTTTAATCCAAACCTTTTGCACATCATCGACCTCAAGCTCGAACTTGGTTTCGGCTTCCCACGCATGAGCGATTTCGTCTACAAGCGCGAGTTCCGATTTGTCGATAGAGTACATCAGACCATCGGTGTTGAGGTTAAGTAGCTTGATGGTCTTACAGGCGTTCAACAGGCGCATGGTAAGAACCGTGAGGAAAAGCTGTCCCGATATACGCAGAGAGCGGGTCGGGAGAGGGTCATACAGGTCGTTGTAACGATTCTCCTGTGCGCCCGATACCGTGTTAAGTGGTAGCTTCAAGTCCTTTGCAGTCTGCTTATCGCCGTTGTGCTTCGCCTGTATGCGGTCACGCTTGATAGCGTAGAACAGTTCCGGGTCGGGGACATTGCGGGAGAGATACTTGTAAATCTCAATCAGCGAGGGGTACAGACTTGAAACATCACGGTTTTGGATAACCCTGTCCTCTGTTGCTTCCTCGTAATAACCTGTCAAACTACCGTGAACGCCGCCCCAAGCGTATTTGCAAGGCATACCGCCAATCTCAATCTCAAACGAGGTCTTGAACAGAACCTCATCGGGAATTGACATATCATGGATTGTTTCAAAGAAATCCAAGACGGGTTTCGGGATAACGGCAATATCAAGGTTTTCGGGGTAGACATACTCTCGCCCATCGTCCCATTCCTTACGCTCTGCGCGTAACATCATTGCAGTCAACTTGGCGTTGGTCGCGGCGAGAGACCGAACCTCATCAATCCCCGCTCGTTTTCCGAGGTTTTTCTTGGTCTTGAGGTAGTCAGCACGGAGCTTCATCAGTTCATGGGTAGCGTCTACATCGTGCTTACAATAATGAACGGTCTGTTGTAGCTCGTCCTCCGTAAGCGGTCTGTCGAGGTCAAACGATACCTCCGTCTCTTGAATATCCATTCCCATGTGACCCTCGATAGCCTTGAGGGACAGACCCAACTGAACATCGTCTCGAATATCCACATTGTTGAAACGGAAATAAAATGCCTTGAGGGGAGCGTACTCCCAACCGCGACCGCCGCCGATGAGAAAATCATTGAGCTGTTTAATCTCTTGCGGGGTAAAGTCATTCGCGGCGGCTTTAATGATGAACTGGTCGTAATGCTTGGAGTTAAATCCAACATAGATACCATCATCGAACAGGCACTCCCGGAGAGCTTCGCTATCGTTGTGAATGACCGTATGCGTTCCCGTCTCTACATCTTTGAACACTACAATCCAGTCAAAGGCGAAAACCTCAACATCATATACAATCAGTCTCATACGCACCCTCCACAACAACCGTAAAGAATATTCTCATTGATACATTCCTCGATTTCCTTTCGGAGCGGTTCTAAATCTTCCGGGAGGTCGATAGACCATCTTCCGTTCTCAATGTGTGCGTTACAGTCATTGTCAAACCAAACTTCACCGCCAGATTGTAAACAGTGACGAGGAAACTCTCGCGCCTGTCCATTGATTTTCAAAACCAACTGCCCTGAGCATAAGTTCGGGTATGCACCGTCATAGGAAACAAATTCAACCATGTTTCACCCTCCTTCCGTCACAAAGTAACAACCGTTCTTTCGGTAGGTCGTACACCTCTTTTTATAGGACTTCACGAGATATGGAATGTTGTCTACAAAGTCATAGGCGATAGCGTCCTCTTTACCTGCAAAGGTACGGGCGATTCTGCCGATACTCTGTGTGATAACTGCGTAATCGTTCTTGGGTGTTGCCAAGAACAACCGCTCCAACCGAGGAATATCCAACCCCTCTTTTGCGAGGGAGTAAGTAGCGAACAGGTACTTCTTTCTGCCGCTTCGCATATCCTCAATCGCAAGCTCTCGTTCAGCCTTTCCTTTTTTTGTTGTCATATTGCCGCTCACCATTACGGCATTTTCCCTCATACTCCGAGGGAGAGCGTTCATAAGCCGCTCAAGGTGTTCCAGTCTGTCAGACAGGATAAGACAGGAATGTTCGGACTCTGCCACAATCCATGACGCTATGAACGCGACACGGTGATTATCGTTGCACAGATAGGAAATGAGCTTGGTGTAATTCAGCGTACCGTCTGAGTTCAGACATTGACGACTGAGTTCCACCCCTGTTCCGACAGGTTTAATACCGACCTGCATGATTTTGTCTCCTACAGCTTCATCGGGAACGGTGTAGACCACATGACCGAGTAGGGCATAGGTGGCTTCGATCATTCCATCAGAGCGGTGTACCGTAGCCGAGAGACCGATTTTATGTCGGGCTGACAGGTTATTCAGAACCTTATAGAACTGCGTCATAGCGGTGGGTGTACCCGCTACGCGGTGGCACTCGTCTACGATAATCACATCGAAAAAGTCCTTGTATTGTGCGAGGTCGAGCTTGCACATCGTTTGGATAGTAGCGAATGTGATACCCTTACCGATATTGACCTTTCCCTCTGTGATAGTCCCGATAAGGTCAGAGTCCATATACAGTTCTGCACGGGTCTTACTCTGCCGTAACAGGTCAAGTGTGTGGGTGAGCCATAAGGCGCGTTTTCCGAAACGCTTCACAAGAGCAATCCCTATCTGCGTTTTTCCGCTACCTGCCGCACTCTGCAAGATACCGTATTTCGCGGCGTACAGAGCGTCCACGGCGGTCTTTTGATAATCGTAGAGTGGAATATCTACCCCACCATAAGACACGCTCACAGGGGTGGAGAACGCGCTCTGAAAGGTGCTTTCCTGTGTGATACAATCCGGGAGGTTTCGGAGCGTCCCAAACGGGAGAATCAATGTATCTCCGTGCCGTTCATACAGGGTCAGCGTTGGGGGTGTATTTCCGAGCCAAAAGTGCATACGAGCTTTTTTGGCATATTCGGGGTTCGTAATCGTGAGGTTGCGTTTGCACCACATCAATGCGTCCTGCGTGGGGTTCTCGATAGTGAGGACATTTGATACAGTTACATTCATGTTGCAACACCCCTCCTTAACCATTCCCCAAGGGTTTCGGCATATTCGTTGAACCATTCTTCGGAGAGATTTGCTTTGTCGGCAAGGTCAAACAGCCAAAGCTCTGCCATGTAAATGTTCTTGCCGAACTTTACTGCGAACCACCCCGTACCGTTTCCACTATCGTCCCATAGTTTCATCGACATTCGCTGATTGTCCTCAATGCGGGACAGACGGAACACCTTGCCGGAACATACTTTGCAGTCAATGAGAAACGGTGTCCCGTTTTTTACGGCGATAACATCTGCGGGTTGACCTGCCGCGTTCTGTGCGAGATTGTGTACCCAATATCCGTGTTGGAACAGTAGGTCACATAACTCAGCTTCAAAGCTATTCCCGGTCTTTCTGTTGCTCATGGCACACCTCCTCGTAATTATCCATGAGTCCAAGAATAGTAGTAGAATAGGCAATTTCCTTGACTCCGTTCTCCCAAGCCTTTTGCGCTCCATAGTTTCCCATGTTGTAAGCCATGAGAGCTTTCGTGAGGTCTCCGTCATAACGGTTGACATACGACCCGATGATTTTCACGCCGCAGAACACATTCTGATAAGGGTCGAGCATATCCGCACACCGATACTCCTCGTTGAGCCATGTGTGGTTGACCGCGTTGATTTGCATGAGTCCATAATCGTCCGTTTTACTTACAATTTCGGGATTAAATTGACTCTCATGCTCAATCATTGCGTACACGAGCGTTACGGGTACATTCTCATCGGCACAGATTTCATAGATATATCTCTGCAAGCTATGTGAGAGAGGTACATCAAAATAGAAAATATCCGATGTCTCCGGGAGTTTATCTGTGCTATAAACAGGGACTTCAACTGTTTTCGTGACCGTCACCGTATCGGTTTTCGTAGGGGCGGTCAGTCTGCCAATCGTAAAGGCAGTAGCAATCAACACAGCGATAACGGTTAATAATCTTACGAATCTCTGTTTGTTGACTCGTTTAGTTCTTCTACACTCAGTAGCCATTTTTGGTAGTCCTCCTCGTTTTTAGGGTCTTGGTAGAACTGCTCCAAAATCCCCATAAGTGGTCTCGCGAGGTCGCTCACCTGTGAATCAGTGAGCTTCAAGTTCAGTGAGGATTCTGTCACATTCATCGAGGACTCGCTTCGCCTTTGGATAGGTATAGACCCCGCGAATGATACTCGACATTTCGGGCGGCTGAACTGTGATACCTCGCTTACGCAGTTCAAGAATCATGTCCACCTGCTTTACACCAAGTGCTTCCATTCGCTTCTGAATCTGACTCATCGAGTTTTCCTCCTTTCATGGTTCTTGAAATCGAAATTGCCATTGACAAAAAGGCGAATTATTGTTATTATTGTTATAGGACTAATCCGCTTCAACTTCCCGAAAATTGCCGTTTTCGAGAGGTCGGTTTCTTATTGTAAATTCGGATATTCCGAACTTCTTGTTATTAGTATAATTCTTATTATCTGAATTGTCAAGAGGTAAATTCAAAAAATCCGAATTATTTTCCAAGGAGGGAACTCTATGACTTTTGCTGAGAACATCAACCGTATCTGTGCCGAGCGCGGCACGAACTTAACCGCCGTTATCAAACAAATAAAAAATGGACAGTCTTCATACACGACTGCCATCAATAAACGAGGTTCTATACCAAACCAAGAGGAATTGCTTGCTCTCGCCAAAATTCTGCAATGCTCTGTAATGGACTTCTTTGCCGATGAAGAAGACCTCTGCTGTGAAAAAGCTGTACCCGAAAATGAGGACGAGGAGGACATTCTAAAGGTCTATCGTGCGCTACCTCGCCGCGCCAAGCATGAGTTCATGGCAATGGTTTATGATTTCGGAGACCGAAAAGAATATGAGGGGGATAAAGCAAACGCTATCGGTTGAGCGCGTCATTCCCATTGAATTACTTTACAGAAAGCGCGAATTGGAGGTGAGACTACGAAAGCGGTAATTTACGCTCGATATTCGAGCCATAGTCAAAGAGAGGAATCTATAGAGGGTCAGCTCAGAGAATGTCACGAGTTTGCCCTTAAAAATGGGTTCACCATCATAAATGAATACATTGACCGGGCGATTTCCGGCAAAACAGATAACCGTCCGAGCTTTCAGCGTCTCATTAAAGACAGTGAAAAGGGACAGTTTGAAGCGGTGATAATGTATACCCTTGACCGTTTCGCTCGTAATCGTTATGACTCTGCTATCTACAAGGCAAAGCTCAAAAAGAACGGTGTGAGAGTCTACTATGCGAAACAACCCATGCCGGACACGCCGGAGGGAATTATCCTTGAATCCGTCCTTGAGGGGTATGCCGAATACTACTCTGAAAATCTTGCCCGTAACATCAAGCGCGGTATCAGAGAAAACGCCCTCCAAGGTCTTGCCACGGGCGGGGCAAACCTTTTGCTTGGGTATACCGTGGGTGAGGACAGAAAGTATGCGATTGACCCAACGGGAGCGAAAATCGTACAAGAAATTTTTCAGCTATACGCCGATGGAATGTCCGCGACACAAATCATTGCCTATTGCAACGAGCGTGGGTACAAAACTGCAAGGGGCAACGCTTTTAATAAAAACAGTCTCCGAACGATTCTCCGAAATGAGAAATACATCGGCATATACAAGCTCATGGACATTGTTATTCCCGATGGTATGCCCGCTATCATAGACAAGGTACTGTTTGAGAAAGTACAAGCTATGCTCAAACACAACGGGAAAGCACGGGCTAAAGCGAAAGCTCACGAAAACTATCTGCTGACTACCAAACTGTTCTGCGGTCACTGCGGGTCTCCGATGGTCGGTGAGAGCGGTACATCGAAAACAGGGCAGGTGCATTATTACTACAAATGCACAAAAGCCAAGCGGGAACACGCTTGTAAAAAGAAATCCGAACGAAAAGACTGGATAGAGAAACTGGTAGTCCGCTACACAGTTCAGAATGTGTTGACTGATGAAAATATCGCCCTTATTGCAAAACGGGCTATGGAAATCATCGAAAAAGAATCAGCAGATACCACCTACTTGGACGGTCTCAACGCTGAACTGAAAGATGTTCAGAAAAAAATAAAGAACCTTGTCTCTGCAATAGAGCAAGGTATCATTACTTCTGCTACCAAAGACCGCCTTGATGAACTGGAACAGGAGAAGTCTGATATTGAGGGGCGTATCGCCCGTGAGGAAATGAAAAAGCCGCTCTTGAACGAGAGCCGCATTAGGTATTGGCTTACTTCGTTCAAGAGCGGGAATGTTGATGATGAGGATTACCAACGGCGCGTGATTGATACATTGGTAAACTCTGTATATGTGTATGACGATGAAGATGGCGGGAAGCGGATTGTACTAACATTCAATCTTTCGGGCAATAATACCGCTACTCTCACGAGTTCGGATATTGAGTGTTATGCTCCACCAAACAGTGCAAATCCGAACTCTGTGTTCTTCATCAAACACACCTTTGGATTTGTTTATAGGATAGAGAACGCTGATTGAATCGGCGTTCTTTTTCTTTGCCACGGGACGAGATGAAGTAGTTAAAGTAGTTGTTTTTCGGTTTTTGCGTAAACTTTCACCTAATACGCGCGTACTTAGAGGAAGTTACACGCAAAAACGGATTTTCCACTACTTTAACTACTTGAACGGGGTTAAATCAACTCTTTTTCAGTTCAAGGACAGCGGACTCAATCAGCTTGTCAATGGTGTCGGAGTCGAGCTTATAACCCTTGCTGTTCAAGTATTCCAGTACATAGGCTTTCTTCTCCGCGCCGCGACCCGCACCGTTGTAAATCATTTCTGCGGCTTCGACCGCAACTTTCGTCCACGCCTTGATTTTCTCGAACTTCTCAGCGTCCACTTTCTCTTTCAGATAAGGGATGAGGAAAGTGGTAATGACTGCTACGAGCAGGGTGATAACAGCGGAAACAACATTGGTAATGTCAGTCATGGTGATACCTCCTCAGTAATTTTCAGAAAAATGTGTTTCGTTTGGTGTGACTTTGTTTTGTCTCATCAATTTTATACGGTTCTCGACCTTTGCTTTTGAGTAATAAAATCCCGTACCCGTGGCAACTTCGGCGGCTACTGACGGTATAAGGTAGGCAAGCGGAGAAAGGTCGAGAGTACGCCAAATCATTACCATCGTAAAGACGATAACGACCGCATTGATAATTCCTGCCACGATAAGAATTTTCTTTGAAAATTCTTTCGGTGGCTTTTTCTTTACCCTCCGCATACCGTCAACCTCCTTTACGCTTTGGTGAAAGTATTGCGGTCAACCCAACCGTAGACCGTAGACTCACCATCGACATGGACAAGATGATAAGGGTGCTTGCCCTTTGCATAGATTTGTGTGATTTTCGCCTTGCCACCCTTGCAGGACACCGCTCTATCGCCGTTGGAGCTTGCGTAGTGCGTTTTTCCAGTGAACGAGACATAATCACCTACCTGCGGTGTCCACGCGCTCTGAGAGGGCGTAGAAGCGGCAGAAACGACACTCAAGAACTTCGTGTTGATAGGACTGCAAATCGCGTTCTTTCCGTCCACAGACTTGTCGATAATCGCTCTGTCACCGCTGACCTCGCGGACAATCCAGTTCTTTGCTTTCACCCAAGCGGGAATTGCCTTGCCGCCGTAATAAGTAGCCGTGGAGGAGATTTTAACGGTATCTCCCGCCTTGACAGAACTGGTAGTAGGCTTGTCCTCAGTCGGAGTATCAACTGCCGCACCGAGCCGCCTGTTGACCTCTGCCGCGATTTCACCATGACGGTTATACAGATAATCGCCGGGACAGGATTTGTTCGCATAATCGCGGTGAACGGTCATATTGCAACCGTCAAGGTGATTCATGCGCTTGTTCTTGTCCGTACTCCATACGAGCTTTTTGATACCGTTACGGCGGCAAATATCGGTTACAAGGTTGAGCATTGCGGCATACGCCTTGTCATTCACCGCGTAAGGGTGTTTGGTATCGCTTGCGACCTCGATGGTGATAGCGCGGTTGTCGTTTGCCGCGCTTGAGGTACACCAAGAGCGGTCTTTTTCCTCGACATACATACCGATTTTACCGTCTGCACCAACACCGTAGTTGGAGCTTGCCTGTCGGGAGGTCGGTGCAAAAATATTGCCGAGCGTTTCCACGGAACACTGCCCCACGACACAGTGAATGGTGATAGTGTCGATTTTGTTTTTGCGCGGACTTGTCTTATTGGGGGAAATCCGCGTGTAGTTTACGAGAGGGCTGTTACTCATCTTCGTCTTCTCCTTTCCCGTTACTCAGTTCGTCCAACATTTCCGGCGTGATTTCTTCACCGTGAGTTTGGAAATACGACTTTTCTTCCATAGGTCAATCCTCCTTGTCTTTGAGTGAGAGACGGTCAACCTCTTTCATAATCTTTTCGGCAGTACCGTTTCCACCCAATTTTTTATACGGTAAGTATAAATAATCATGCAGGTTCTCATATTCGTCTTTGGTGATATACCCGCGCTGAATATAACACTCACCGAGATAGCAAATGCGGTCGTGTCCAAGACCTTTCAGCATTTGCCCCTCCGCGCTGTCTTTAGACTTTTTGCTTTGAATAAGACTTGTGAGGAACGCCCAAAAGCCTGTGCTTGCAAAGACCGCCCCTACAATGCTGATAATCAGTGTGCTTTCAGAAACCATTTAGCTAAATTCCTTTCGTTTAATGTGAGGATTTACATTTGCATGACCTCCCAATTACTATCGTCCCACGCGGCGGTAACGCCTGTCTCGCCGACCCAAACCTTACGGACACCATCATGGACATAGAACCCGTTTGCGATAAGAGCCATGCTTTTTTCCCATACAAAGGGGTTATCGGCAGTACCAACAGGATTTTCCTGCTCTTTGTATTCCTGTCGAACCAAAACCTTGTTCACATAGAAGTTCAGCCAGTCAAAGCCGATTTTGTCAGACTGTGTGAGAGTGGTTTCAATACCACCTGCCGCTTCAACGGTATCGACAATTTTCTGATTATTGTCAATCTGAACCTTTAGCTTTCTCGCGTTGTCGATATAAAGCTGTGCCATTATCTGTTCACCTCCAAAATTTCCAGTGCGGCTTTCATGTCCTGTACGATACTTGCGCTTTCGTTGACCTCAAGCGTTCTGCCAGTGATGAGCCAATCGCTGAGATTGTTCTCGATGTCCTCTCGCAAGCCCTCACGGTTTTTCAAGAGGAAAGTGTACTCATCGTACTCGAACATGGTGACAGAGGTTTCCGTCTGCGGGTCAATGTCAGTGACTTCTTTGATGTTTTCACGCAGTCTGACCTCTACATACCCCTCCAACGGCAGGTAAGACTCCATCGACAGGGTTACGGGGGAGACATTTCCTTTTACTCTCATTTCTGACTACCTCCTTTAATTTTCTGATTTTGACTGTATCGTAATATTTCTTTTTCATACCGAGCGAGTCAGTATGCTTGAAACAGGAACACCGTGACAGGAAACCTGCCGCCATACGGAACGATACGACTCCGTTTCGTTTTTGGATTTTCCGAATGTGGCGGCTTTGTCGCATAAGAGCGAGAGCGCGTCTTTTTCGTATGGTCGTGGTTCTGATACCGAAACAGCGACCTACAAAGTCAATCTTTCGCCCTCTACGGTGCTTTCTGCTCTTGCAGTTTCGTTGAATACGAAATAACTGGTAATCGTGCTTTATCTCCAAGCCGAGTTTTCCTACAAACTCCATGACCGCGTACATTGCTTTTCGGAGCTTCCGTTTGTTATTGTCAATTAAGACTAAATCATCGGCGTAGCGGACATAATAGCGTATACCGAGAGTTTGCTTGATGAAATAATCCAACGACTGTAGATAAAACTCCGCAAGCCACGGCGAGGTATAATTCCCGATGGGTATACCGTGTCCGGGAGAGCTATGGTACGAGTCGATTACCAAATGGATAATACCAAGTGCCTTTTTGTCCTTGATTTTCCGCTGTAAATGTTCTTTGAGCTTGTCGTGCGGGATTGACGGATAGAACTTGTGAATGTCCATCTTCACGCAGTATTTCGCGTGTTTGATGTCTCGCATGGTCGCTCGTTCCACTCCTTTGGCGGCGCGGTCAATCCCTCTGTTGGGGATATTGGCACAGCTCCAATAATAGGAGGATTTCATAATGAGCGGCTGTAGCACCTGCACAATAGCGTGATGGGCGCATTGGTCGGGATAGAACGCAGGAATCTGTAACTCCCTCTCTTTCCCCGACAGACCGTCCTTTATGATACGAGTCCGATACGGTGAGGTGAAATCCAAACGAACCAACCGCTCAGACAGGTCTTTCGCGTAGAAATCCAAATTATCCATGACTTTTTGAACATTTCTGCGCTTTTTCTTATGCTTTGCGGCATTTATGATAGCCAGTCTGCAATTTTCTTCTGAAACTATCTGTTCGTGTAGAAAGCCAATTCTTTTCATTGCTTTTGTTTCTTATAGGGGTTTCAAGAGACTTACTAACCCTATCCCTCCAAACTATTTTTTACCAATGGGTACGGCGAGACAGTATCTTGTATAGGTTTGTGCTGTATAACAAAAGTAGGCGCGACCCAATGTTCGAGTTCGAGTTGGACGAGTCATTGTTCAAATTAGCCGTAAAGAGACCACATTTCGAGCCATTGTTCCAATTACCGCCGTGTTGGAAGACGCGCTTTTACTGTTCGCCTTATAAAGTTCTATCTGTTTTGTATCGACCCACTTATGCGGGGGAGAAAATCCCCCGCACCCCCTTAGGAGGGGATATAAAGCAGGCGCGACCCAACGCTCGAGCGCGAGACGGACGAGTCAAAGTTCAAACTAGCCGCAAAGAGACCACAGCCCGAGCCATAGTTCCAATAACCGCCGCGGAGGAAGACGCGCCAACCTGTAGAAGACCAACAAGCGTCACAATCATAGGTCGTTTCGCTTCCGCTACCTGCGGCAGACGGTAGCATGACATGAGGATTACTGCCAGTGTCAAGACCCTCCTGCGTAATATAACTGGAAGACCAGTTGGTTGCTCCCTTAAAGGAGAGGGCGGTGTAGTTCGTAGTGGTATCGTCCGCGTACTTGGACGGGTCGTTGCACACATAGTAAGTGCCGTTGTTCCAGTTGACACCATCGACCCATTCCCACACATTACCCCACAGACCCTCGATACCGCGCCAAACCACATCAACCTTGCCGTCTGTTCCGGCAGGTCTGCCCGTGAGACCACTGACATTGTTACAAGTGCCTGTGCTGAGAGCAGAGCTGTTACTGTCGCAGTAGCCGCGCCCAATGACAGACTGCACATTGTTGTTGGCAAATTCCACGAGAATCAACATTTGAATCGCGGAGAGTGCGGCAATGTCGATAATACCCCAACCCGTACCCTTTGCTTTCGCGTTGGAACGCATGGTCGCTCTCGTCTGATTTACCAACGGGCTTACACCGGACGCGGACTTGTTACCACTCGTGGTCTTATAAGCACCCACATAGAGATAATCCTTTGCCACACCGCCGTGATTGAACGCGGGGTGAAGCGTGAACCCGCTCGTGGCTTTATCCGCAATCTTGAGATATTCCACATTTCCACTACGGTAACGGCGATACCAAAACTTAGGGATTTTCACCATCACATCTCCCGTGGATAAGGTTTCACGGACAATGCCGCTCCAAGGGTAACAGTTGTTGAAGTCACTCGAACCTGCTGTAGTACCTACGGTTGCGGTAGCAGTCTTGCCGACAGCGGAATCCGTTCTCGCCCAAGCGGGAGAGGTAGCCGTAATATCCCGGCTGATACCGTAGATTTTTACGAACGACAGCTCCACACTGCGAGACTGCCCGGAGGAAGTGATAGATACTGACTTAGAGTCTGTATCAGAGCCGGAAACCGCCTTTACCGTCCATGTGCCGACATTATGCACTTGGAAAGTGTGACTGCCGGAGGTATTAGGGGCGGTGTACTTTGTGCTTCCACACTCACAGGTACAGGTTGCTCCTGCGGGGTAGGTAACGGCAATCGTAGCCGTGAAGTAGTAGTAGGTTGCGGTGTAGTTCGAGGTCGTACCTGCCACAGAAACTTTCGGCGTAGTGTTATCCGGCTTGCTGTACCCGTCCTCCGCGCCGTACTCGATATGATAGGTATGACCGATAGGCACGACAAAGGAAGCCGTTTTCTTCGTTTTGGTGAGCGTTGCCGACTGCGTAGACGCAGACTCCGTTTCATCGACACAAGTGACTACCACACTGGAAAATGCGGAATCATCGTCAATAGAAATGGTGACATTGGCGATTTCACCTGCGGCGGGAGTCGCGTCCGCTCTGTTTGCCGCATTGCTCGACAGGTTGTAAACGCCCTGTACGGAATACGGGAAAGCGGAAAAATAATACTTTTTACCCTTGGTGAGTCCGCTCACCGTAAAGGGTGTGTTGACATACGCGCCGAGATTGGTGTTGTTTACTACAAGCGTCCCCTCTGAGGGCTTTGTAGGATAACCAGTATCGCTCATGCGAATCATTACACCGCCCACAGAACAAATCAGATTGTTGTTCGCGTCATAGCTGTCGGCGGGTTCTTGGAACTTCAAGCCGATACTGGTCGCGGAAAGCGAGTATGCGATAAAGCTCCTCATGTTGTTCGGGGCTTGCCCGATTTTCTGCAACAGGCTGTCAACAGTCCATTTTGCTTCTGCCCAAGACATTTACACTACCTCCTCTGTGATGTTTAGACCGTCTGCACTGAATGTGATGGTCTTAGTGTTTACGAGGGAATAACTTCCGTTTGACTCTTTCTTATAGAGCTTTTGCGTGATAACTGTATCGGAAGTGAACACGGTTTCGATTTTCTTGTTTCCTGCCGAGTCGATTTCCGTGATGGTCTTTCCATCGGCAGAGAAAGTAGTTGTGCGCGGGTCAAAACCGTCCGTTTTGGTGTCGAGAGCAGTAATCTGATTTTGCAGATTTCCGGCAACATCTTCTCCGAGCTGACTCTTGACGAACTCGAACCAAGTCGTGAATAGTGCCTGTTGCTGACTCTCAAAGGTGTCCATTTCCGTGCGATAATCAGTTTTAAGGGAGTTAATTACATTGTCCCCCTCCGCTTCCAAAGCAGTAATATATGCGGTAAAACCGTCCTGCTTGGAGTCCGCTTCGTTCTCAAAAAGCCCTTTCTGTGTGGTGAAATAGTTCTGAAACGCTTCGTACAGGTCAGAACCGTTTTCTACCATCGACATAAGGGTATTGAGAGCTTCGTTCATACGGTTCGCGTCTCTCGCGCCAAAAAAGGACTTTTCTTTGTTGCTGTAAGCAGTCACATCTTGGAACGATACCGTACCGTCCTCATTGGTGATGGTGTTGTACCGTTTTAGACCGCTCCACACAGCGTCCGTATAATTTACGGGTAACAGTTCCCAAGACATTTACAGGTCTCCTCCTCTCATTCCAAAATTCCAAGTGAACATTCTTCTCCCCTCAGACTCATTGGTGAGTCTGTCGTAGAGGTCAAGTATGGCGCGTTCCAACCGATTCAGCTCTGCAAAATCCATTGTGTTGCCGTTTGCTACATAGGTCGGAGGGTTGCCATACGACCTCTTGAGAGTTTTGTTGTTGATGGTTTTCAGATTTTCCTCAAGCTGATTGATTTCATCAGCATAGAAGTAATCCGAATAGGTACGGTCAGCACCGAGGGAGACGATAGAGAACTCATCGTACATCTTGAGAGCCAACTCACGCAGATAGGTGAGGTTGTTCTTGATACGGTTGAAATCGACCGCGTTGAACCTGTCTCCCGTATATACCCCATCGGAGGGGTTCGTTACACCGTACCAGTCTGTTTTAGGCGTTGTCCAAGCCATAACTAACCTCCTGTTCTACGAGCAGTGACCTTACCCGCAAAGCTCTGATTGAAAATGATGGTGTGGCGGTAGATGTTTACTTTCATATCAGACTGGAACTCGTTCTCTTGGTAAACAATATCGTTCACATCAATTTCGGGATTGCCGCGAGTGTCGTACTCATACTCGATGCCGGACTGATAATAGTCACCGAGCCAGTCTGCGAGGTCTTGCGCCATTCCCATATCGGAAATAAGAGGGTTTTCCCATTTGATTGTCTTTCCTCGATTATTGAGCGTTTTTGTTGCATAACGCTCTACAATTTTGTAGCGGTAGCCGGAAATCTCCAAGCGGTAAGTACCTGTCACAGTAAACTTGACGGTGATGTAGTAGTTGCCCGACTCCAAAATGGAAACACCGCCCGACTGATTTTTCAGTGCGGCAGAAAAGCCGTAGGAGGGTTCTCCCACGAAAAAGGTCTCTACATCACCTGCCGCAACTGTAACTTCTTCGCTCACAAGGTTCTCTTGCTGATTGCCTGTCTGATAGCTGTAGCAAGGGACGATTATCTCCTTGACAAGCTCCTGCTTGATAGCTTTCGGGGAGGAGGTCATATCTGTGCGGGTCATAGTGAAATCTGTAATATCACCAAAGCTGAAATTATTCAGCACGATACGGCTATAGGGTTCGGCGGTCTTTGTGAACTCGATTTTCATAACATCGAAATCGTCAAAGTCCGTGTGAATGACCGTGTTCTTACTGATTTCGTCAGCCCCGACCTCGTACTCCGTTACGAGCGTCCCGTCATTGTAGGTTCGGATTGTAAAAGCTGCCGGAATCGAGTGTCCGAATACCAGTTTTACACCGTAGTACATACAAGCAACTTCCTGTGTAAGCGTGACAACGGGATTGGTGGTGAATGTTCCGTCCGCTTTAGACTGCACCGCTGACACAAAACCTGTATTCAGCGTAGCATTTCCAAAATTGCGGGGTAAGAAGAACATCTTACCGTCTGCCGTGGTATAATTCTGAGCAAAGGTGGCGTACTCGTCTTTTGCAGTACCGTCCATAATCTTTTCGACATTGGAATAGGTAGCTTCCGCGTTTGCGCTTGCCGCCGCTTCGGGAATGAAGTTGGACTTAATCTGAATACCGCCCATACGGGTTTGCGATAGAACACACCGACAGGCGTTTGCGATAATCTGTAACGCTTCCTTATGCTGAACGCGAGGAATGGGGTTTTTGCTTTTCAGATTTTTCAACTGCGGGTCGATATAGTAATCGGTCAGTCCCGCGTCAGCCAGTACCTCAAGAGCCAAATCGTAATAGCTCTTACCTGCACTGCGGTACAGTCCTCTGTAGAACTCCGCGTCCATACTGCGGAACACATCTTGACAGCGGATAGTGGCGG